GTACTCTGCACTGTTTTTTTTCGGGAGGAGGGGTACTCTGCACTGTTTTTTTTCGGGAGGAGGGGTACTCTGCACTGTTTTTTCGGGTACTGATGCCCCCGCGAATCCCACCCACGTACCCGCCCCACACCCTCGCCGAATAAGTATTTGAACACCCTCTGTCCCGAGGTCTGCCTAAACCCCCTTTTAATAGTTATCGGTAAATGAGTGGGATATCGGGAAATAGGTGGGATAACGAGAAACGAGTGTATGGCGCCCGCCCAAGGTCCGTTGAACGGTCCGTTGAATAAGTATTTGAAATACCTCTCCACAAAGGTCTTTTTAAATATCTGTGCAAATAAATATAAACATTTACCCTGTACAATACCATCTCACTATGCGTTCTCATGTTGTGCCCGGGATTCACCAGCTATTCTGCCGATTAAAATGTTTCAATAATGTCAATAAATATAACAAGTTCAATGAGTGCATCTGCCACCCTGACTGTAAACAATTAAATTACGACCCAAACCTCGCGTGTGTACAGAGCTATCGGTTATTATACAACAAACGCGATTGTGGTTGCCCTGATAACAATTGTAAACGCATCTACCCTCGTAATAATAATAAATGTAACTAACTCTCTTTAAGTATTTGAAAATGTTTTTTCAAATCCTTCCTGTTCTCCAGTTCTTGGCAAAAATGTAGAAAATTGATTTTTCTGGACGTTTTATTGTATTGCATCAAACTTAACAACAAGAATAACACGCTATTATTATGACCGTCCTCGCCGAAACTTTAATCATAATTGGAGTATTTTCACTCTTTATGGCGTACCTCGGGTCCAAGCTATACTACGATATTTAACAACACTTTACAAAAACCTTACAAAAAGCCTGTATGTCTATCGCTTTTTTGTTTTCTTCCCTTTTTTCGCGGTTTTCTTCCCTTTTTTCGCAGTTTTCTTCTTCGTGGCCTTTCTCTTCTTTCCTTTCCTTTTTTTTGTTCCTCCAACAGGACCTCTGCGTCCGGGTGCAGACGGCACTTGTGGAGACCTCGGTGGTGGAGTTCTATTTGGAGAACCTGGCGGAGTTGGATCTACATCTACTATCTCGTCTGTTATGTTTAAATCACTCAAATGTAAGCTTCTTTGAGACCCTGTTGGAGAACTTGGAACAGGGCTTAATGGAGAACCCGGTGCATACGGTGGCGAATCTGGTACATATGGGGGAGTTCCTGGCGGAGAATAATCTGGAGAACCATAATCAAAAGAATCTTCCAAATCTGCCAACCTAATCAATGGTGGTGGTTGTGTTGGCTCGCGCCAGTTGTCCATTAGTGACCTTACTGTCAACAGTTGGTTATATATGTCTTCTATATCACTTCTTATACTCCTACGTTCCTCTTCTACAAGGTTATTTATGTAATCTCTTTGTTCACCTCTATTTAACCTATTATATTCATGGCTTGAGTCTCTTGCGGCGTCTTCTCTTATTATCCCCGTTATGTCTGCTTCCAAATTTACAACCTGTTCTACTAAATCTGCACGTTGTTGTTCCAAACGAATTCGTTCATCCTCTAACTCATTGTATTTGTATCGGGGCATTTATATTATCTTTACATAAAAACTCAAAATAAAAACTATTCTTACTTTCCTATTTTTGGACATACCTTTCTTTGTCCATTTTTCAAAAGTGCAACTACTTTTTTTTTTCAGAAAACACAAAAAACCACTTCAGAGCATAATGCAGCGAAACGCGATTTTCCGCGATTTTTTTTGTTACTGAACTTTTTTTTATACTTTTTGAAAAAGGATTTAGGCATTTTTATGTTATCATTATATAGATAACAATGGTAATGCCTAAAATGCCGAAAAATGCCGAAAAATATATATGTGAAGAATGCAACTTTAAATGCAGTAAATTAAGTAATTATAATACACATTTATTGACTGCAAAACATAAAATGATAACAAATGGTAACATAAATGTTGACAATTTAGTTCCAAAAAATGCCAAAGCATATACGTGTGATTGTGGAAATACATATAATTATGCGTCTGGGTTATCAAGGCATAAGAAAAAATGCCAAAAAAACTCAGAAAAACCCATTGAAAATACCTTTGTCCCAGAAAAAGAAGAAGAGCCAAGTGAAAAACAATTAATGCTGACTATTATAAAGCAAATGGCAGAAATCATGCCAAGAATCGGTGACACGAACAATAGTCACAACACAAATTGTAATAACACGTTCAATGTGCAGATGTACCTTAACAATGAATGTAAGAATGCAATGAGTATTCAAGACTTTATCAAATCAATAGAGTTAAACATGAGTCATTTGAATGCAATAACAGATAAAGGTTATGTGGATAGTGTGAGTAATATAATGATAAAAGCCTTGAGCGATTTGGAAATCACCGACCGTCCTTTACATTGCACGGATTTAAAACGTGATACAATATACATAAAAGATCATGATGAGTGGAATAAAAGCAGTGCAAAAGACGAAACGTTGATGAGTGGCATGATAACAGATATAGAAAACAAACATTATGGTTTGGTAAAACAATATGCCCGAGAAAACCCCCAAGCAGCGGTAATGGACACGCCAGAGAATAAATATCAAAACAAGGCATTACAGAATGCTCTCGGTAATAGTGTAGACAGTGAAGTGTTGCAGAAGAAGATTTACAAAGAGGTATTGCCTAAGGTGAAGTTAGATAAGTCATGTATATAATTTTGTATATATTTACAGAGTTTATTTGAGGGAGGGGAGAACCTGACCCACCCGAAGGGTGAGTGGTTCAGCTACGCTGAACAACATCAATATGATTAAGAATGTTATAAAAACACCCGAATTAAGAATGTTTTTATAAAAAGTGTAGAGTATAATCATCTTTTTTAACATAGTATGCACAGTATACACAGTAAAATCGTGAATATAGTAGTATATAATGAAAAAAAAGTGAGTAGGTTCTCCAATAATGAAAAAAAGAGTGTAAAACCCCCTATAAATACTTATCGGGAAATGAGTGACATATCGGGAAATGAGTAGGATATTGAAAAACGAGTGATATGTCGGAAAAGTATTAGAGAACAATATATGTTCTCAAAAGAGAGTGTTTATAGAACAAAATGTAAAAAATTGATTAATATGTAAGATAGTAGTGGTATGCATCTTAAAACCCAAGTTTTTAAAAGTAATTAATATGTCAAGTCAACAAGTGAATACCCCCAGTCCTAAGAAGACCACTCCCAAGGCTCCTGTAAAGGAGAAGAAGGAGAAGGTGGTAAAGGAGAAGGTGGTGAAGGAGAAGAAGGTGGCGAAGAAGGTGGCGAAGAAGGTGGAGGAGAAGGTGGAGGAGAAGGTGGAGGAGAAGGTGGAGGAGAAGGTGGAGGAGAAGGTGGAGGTGGAGAAGAAGGTTCGTGCAGCGGGTCTTCCCGCGAAGTATAATAGATTTATCCAATATACATATTATATGTTAAGAACATTAAACAATACGGAATTGGAGAAGAATGGCGAAGTATTGTTTGATGAAGAAAAGATGTTTGAAGCTTGTCATGTGTTTGGTGATGTGGAAGTGCAAAAGACATTTGTGGAAGGATTTTTGGAGAACAAGGGAATCGCAAAGGAGATGCGTACCCACTTAGCTGATAAAAAGAAGGCGGATAAGGCAGCTGCAAAGCAACAAGTGTTGAATGAGAAGGCAGCAGAGAAGCAGCGTAAGTTGGATGAGAAGGCAGCTGCGAAGAAGGCAGTTGCAGATGCAAAGGCAGCGAAGAAAGGTGCATCAAAGAAGAAGACAAAGAAGGAGCCAGTAGATTTGGTGACAAGTTTGGTGACATTGGCGAACTCAAATGGCGAAGAGGAAGTAAACGGAGATCAAGAGGAAGAGGAGGAATTGGATGTGAAGATAATCACAATAGAGGATAAACAGTATTTGATCGATGAAGCAAATAATTTATATGATAGTGAGTCACATGCCCAGATTGGGACATGGGATTGTGTGACGAAACAAATTACAACAGTATAAAAAATTAAACAAAGCAAAACAAAACAATAATATAAAAAAGGGGTGTAAATACCTTTTTTTTATTGAAAAGTGTTGTGTGTAAAAAATTGAATTAATAATCATAGTATTAATACAATTATAATAATAAAATCGTTTTATAAAGCAATGGTAAAGAATACAACAGGAGGAACTAAGACAAAGGGTTTAGCGAGGAAGCATGTAAAGTCTGCGGGGGGAGGAGGAGGAGCCTTGCGTTTGCCGGAAGAAGAATTGGAGGTAATTGTCGCGGTTGATTCTATGTTAGGGAATGGGATGTGTCGGGTCTTCAATGAAAAAGGTGACAGTTTTATCGCACACATACGAAACAAATTCAAGGGACGACATAAGAGAGCGAATCTTATTAATAAAAATTCCATTATTCTGTGTGGTTACAGAGAGTGGGAGAACCCATATAAAAATCTTGATGTCATTTTTATCTATGACGACTACAATATCAATCAATTACGGCAAAATCCTACTATTAATATTCAAAATATTATTAAACGCATTACCAACACCTACACCAACAACGACGACAACAACGACGACGACGACGCCGACGCTTTGGTTTTCACTCAAGACCTACCTATACTACCTATACACAAAACACACACTAACACCGACAACCACATTGACATTGACATTGACATTGACTTTACTGATATTTAATAACAACAACTATCACACTTTTAGAATACTCACACTTTTAGAATACTCACACTTTTAGAATACTCACACTTTTAGAATACTCACACTTTTAGAATACTCAAACCACTCAACAACGACAACGACGACTCATGGGTTATTACCTTTTTACAAAATGTTCAAGAATAAAAAAGTTATAAATATATTATGTAATTGTATAAATTTTTTATTGTTTTATAGGAATAAAGTAAGAAAGTAACCAAACCCCAATAAAAGACCACATAACAATAATACTATTTCCTCCTTGATAAATTACCCATCTTAATCCAAAACAATGTGGTGCAGGAACCAAGAATGGCGACATAATCAATCCAGTTAAAGTAGCAGGAACACACCAATGAATATATAGATGAGCAGCAAAGTAATGTAAAGTAATCCACATCAAATAAATCCCAAAATTCACTATAACAAATTTAAATATTTTTTGTATATTTTCCATAGTGATTAAATCTAATTTATCAAAATAAAACATTGTAATAAAATCCATAATTTATGTTGTTGATAAAAATCTATAAAACAATATAAATCAATTTTTCATATTAGTTAACGGTTTTGCATAGAAAGTGTTCTTACAAAGATATTAATAATGTCCAATATAAATTTCATACTGGATTCCGGGTAATTGGCATATTTTCTACATTGTTCAGCTTCTTCAAACATGAGTTGTGTATCATAAGAGATAAACAATGAAAATAAAGTAATAACAAAATAGCCAATATAACGATGAATACGAGTAGGATATTTCTGTCTAATAAAAATCAAATATAACTCAATTAAGATAATCATAATAAGTGCTACTAATAATCCTGGAAACATAAAGTGCATTGTTTTTTGAAAAAATGTAGGAAACAAATAAACAAGGGCAGACATGATAATAAATATTGCAAATGTAAAAAACAAAGCCATATAAATCATAGAATCACTACTCATAGATGTAATAGGTATAATCATGAAGGACAAAGCTGTTAAGAATACAAACCATACAATATGATTGATAGCTATACCACTTTGTGTTTTTGGTTTATTCATAGTAATATATATGATTGCCGCAATACTTACCAAGAATGGTATAAATACATGATGGCTATATGAGCTAAATTTATTAATATTAAAATAGATATAACACATACTTAATGCTAAATATAAATACGTATTGGTGACGTAATTTTCACAAGTAGGGAATCCATTCTTAAACGCATAGATGTTAATTGCATACATAATTAATAAAAAAAAGATAATGATTGAATAATGAAGTTTGTTAGATTCAAGCATATTATAATATAAAAATAGAAAATGTTATAAAAAAGTGTTTAGTTATAAATTATAAGGAAAAGGGTTATCTATTTAAAAGTAGCATACTGACGTACTTCCACGTGGTTTATGCGCCAACATTTGCATTGGTATGTTTTGCTGTGTTCTCGTAGTAGATTATTGGAGTACTCAGTAAGCGTTTGAAATTCTTCATACAGAGTGTATATTTGTTCAGCGACTTCACGGCAAGTCTTACCCTTAAATGTTTTTACTTTTCTGTCAATTACATCATTTATCGGTGATAATGCATCTATTATACGGAAAACGATATCAGTTATACCCTGATGTTGAAGTTGAATAACATTAAATATATCCTGTTTTTTAGAAATGGCCTTATTATTTTTATGAATGATAGAAGCGAATTTTTTGTCATCATATTTTTTGGTAATAAATTGTATTCTGGCGTCTTGATTCACATCCTCATTGGTTTGCCGAAATCGTGGGGCAACAACCTCATTTAAGTGTATTGTGTTGCGTATAATTCTAAGAAGACTATCTTTAATGTATGTAGCTTTGTCTCTGGCATCCTTCAATGCCTTCTCTTTCTCTGCAACCTCTGGATCAGTTATTTCAACAGACGGGTCTTGTTTTTGTTTATATGCGGTTTGAATTAGGTTAAAAGCAATAGAAAGACGTTGATGAACGTTACGGTCACCAATATCGCGTCCACATTCAAAATCACCTACATTACGAGGAGCTCTTCCTCCACCATTTTGGCGTTGCCATTCATAATAGTGTGGATTGTGGATACGATTTTCAATAGTTCCTCTCCTCCAACTGAAACCAGTATGGCATTGAGTGCACCACATTTGGTCACACCCCTCAATCTTATGGATAAGAGTAGAGCATTTTGGGCAGGGTTTCGTGTCCTTATCAAGCAATTTAGCAGTAGCTAAAGTATCAGGGTCACATGTATGTTCTGTATCACGTGTATCTCCTTTGATAACATGGCATTCAGGACAAGCCCATTTTTCACAAACCCCACACTTCCATTGGGTACTTAGAAACCCGCGGCATTCGGAGTCTGGGCATTTTCGTCCATTAGAAACGCTTTTTTCAGCGACAATACCTCCATTTCTAACTTGACGGTCAAGTTGATTTTTTAGGTCGGTTAATGTATCAATTTGTTGTTGTATTTGTGATATTTCAGTCTTAACCGCTTCTTTAGCTTTTATGTCGGCGACAATTCCCATAGTATTGGGAAACAATGCCTTTTCTTTATCAACCGCAACTTTGGCGTTCATATTTTTCCAATCTTTACTAACCCATGTCTTGGGAAATGTATTGACCACAAATTTGCGTGTCCATTCCTTGTTGCAATCATTGTTCATACAAGTAGATGTTTCTTGGTCAAGAACATAGCGTTGACAGCAAGTAGAACACGCGGTAAACTCACAAAACTCGCACGTAACTGGTTTGAGTTTATTGGTGTTAAACTTTTCGGCACAAATAAGGCAACTTTGATCCATTTTGAATAGGGTTGTTATAATATGCATATAAATAAGAGAGTACGCCCAAAAGCAATTTTCCACGTTTTGGACGAACCGTCAGTACAATCTGTTGTATTTGTATGTTTAATAAAAATAATATAAACTTAAATACTTTATATTATATAAATGGGTTTTACCGATAAAATGTGTTACGATGTAGCAAGAAACATAATAGAAGATATGTTTATAGTAAAATATATTCCAACAATAGTAGAAGGTATATCATGGTATATGAATTTGAATAATTTTTTATTCAAACAATATACATCCATTGAAAATATAGAAGATAATATGAAACAATTTACCGTAAAAGAAGAACGTGCAATTATTAGTGACGCAATGCAAATATTATTGGATAATTTGGGTATTGATGAAGATGAGTGGGAAGACCATGAAAACGATATAGATTGGGATAGATTTGATAGTATAATATATCATTATATTTGTCAATACAAACCAAAAATGTATGGAACGGATGGAAAAGAATTAAAAAATGAAATTTGTTATGCAGCAGGTGGTGATAGATAAAAGGTAGAAAATTGATTAAATCCAAATACTTATCCAAGTAATAACAACTCAATATCAATTATTAGTAAGATTACAATATGAACGCATCAAATACATCTATTATGGTAACTTCACCTGAAGAAGACCAAAATATGGAAACTAAGCGACAACTACGTTATATTTTAAATTTATCAAAGCGTGACAACAAGGTAGAAATAATGAAACAGCCAAATTTAAAAGCAGCACATATATATTGTAAGATAAATCAGCTGTCTGGTCAAGTATCTGGTCCATTGCTTGAAAACTACATAAAAATGAAATATGACATGATAAAGAACAGTTCTGCATTATGTATAGGAGATTTACAACATAATGAAACAAATTTAGAAATCAAAATCTCTAATGGTGGTAAAGATAACAATAAATTTAACTATGTGCAATTAAGAATGAATCATGTATGTGAGTATTTATTAACAGCCTATTACATGAATGAAGATAATATAGAAACAACGATGGGTGAGTTATATATCTTCAAACTAAACAAAGCTGATATGAAGCGAATGGTATTATTACATGGAGGTTATGCACATGGTACACTTACAAAGTTGGGTAAAATTACCGAGGAGGATTTAAATAACACAGAGAATGACAAGGAATATGCATTGCGGCCAGTATATGGAAGTAAATGTTGGGAGGATTTGTTACAATATAGGATAGATGATATTGAATAAAAAAGAAATGTAAAATAATTAAATAAACTATTTTTTAATGAGAATGGTTGGATAGATATTGTTGATATAATTGAACCAATTCAGCTCGTCCCATAGAGTTTTGTCTTGCCGTGTTAAGACTATTAGAATAATCAAGTGTTTGAAACCGTGAAATAAGGACCTCTGTATTAATATTAGATGAAAACCAATGCCAACTTTTAGGTCTAAGTTCTTCTAATCCAGTTTGTATAATTTCTCCAATTTTTCCGCCATAGGCTCTCATAGCAAAATCAGCACCGGATGGTGGTGTCGGTTGTCCATTATCATCCAGAGGTCCAAATGGTAAAAATGTCCAATCAACGTGTTTGGTAGGTAATTCTATAAATGGACGTTGTTCAGTACGTCTTTCCCATATTTGAAAACAACATTTAACAGCCATTGGTGGGGAAAAACAACATGGTTTATTTGGTATATCATTGTCGTGTACCAAATGAAATGATTTATCCAGTTTATTTTGAACACTAATTTTTCTAAAAGTTCTTGGAATAATGAATGCAATAATGTCTGCCCACGGTGCAGTATGATTAAAGAATTTAATAGCTAATGAAGAATTTTTACCGAATGGAGGATTACCAATAACAGCTATATGTGTTTTACCATCTGGAGGATAATAATCAAAGAAATCGTGTTGAATAATAGCAGGGTGTTGAGGAGCAAGGTCAATACCGACTTTACTTGTATGTAGAATTTGATTAAAGAAACTGCCGTTACCAGCACTGGGTTCAACAATTAAATCAAAGTCTGTAATATTATATAATTCATTCATTTTGTCTATACATTGTTTGGCACACGTTGGTATTGTATAAAATTGGTCTAATCCAGTTTCACGAACAATATTTACATCAGTATGTACAATACTATTTTGTAGTGGTTCACTATTCATATAATTAATAGTTTGGTTTATCTATTAATTATAAACTATTAATTTTTAAATCAATTTTATATACTGATATTTCTGGAATTACTTAATTAAAATATAACTGACAAGAAATAGATGTGGCAGTAATAGACCAACCAGACCAAGGTGGGCAAAATAACCATAAATGAACTTGTTCAGTAGTAGAATGCGAATTAAATAATTTGTATTTTTTATTGATTTCACACCCACTAATAGTAAAAGTATATTTATTCTTTGGATTGTCTTTTTTATTAACAGTAAATGCTTTAACACAAGTGTTGCCATTAATTTGATATCTAACGTGGGCTTGGTTGGTGCCTCCCCATTCTTGATCATTTACATGCATTTTAAAAAGAATTTTTGAAAGAATACTATTTTCATCATTTAATCTGGAATCATAGTCACTTGGTTTCTTTAATATAAGAGTAGCAATTTTTTTAATAGGAAAATCACAACCATAATCCTTTCCACATAGAGGTCTTTCAATCAAATCTTGTGATGTATTCCATGATAAGGTATTATTGTCATCTATAAAAGGAATATCAATAGATACTTTAATACTTTCTTCAATAGATTCATCATTAGAATTAAATAAAAAGTTTAATCCTTCAAAAATGGCCTCTTCTACATTTTCGTTAGATTCAGTAGATTCTTTTGGGTCAGTAGATTCTTCTTTCTGTTTATTCTTCTGTCTTTGTTTAGCTTTAAGTTTTTTCTTTTTGACTTTTAAATACTGTTTATATGCATTAACAAAACTAATAGCATCGTAATTATTTTCACCACAAACAGTATCATTGTCATCTGTTTTGGTAGACTCGGTATGAGAATCAATAATATCATTAGATTCAATAAAAGTTTTACTGGTACCAAAATTAAAACACCCGTATGTATCAGGGTGAACAGAAAAGTTGTCTTCCTGAATAATAACTTCATTCCCATAATCAATATCATCAATTGTTCTCATTAATTCATCAGGTAAATCATTTAATTCAGCAATAGAAATATTTCCATCACCTTGCGTAGAACCTCTATTATCAATATCATCAGTAATAAGATTAATAATATCTTTATACATTTGAGTTTTATTAGCCCTATTAATAGTATTTTCTCCAATTTCTAATTTAAGTAACATATACAGATTATCTTGAATAATATTGATAGGAAGAGAACTATCATTTAATTGGTTTTCACCAGCCAACATCCATGCTTTTCTAAGAATAGGTTGTTTAATACGAATAGCACTTCCTAAAATGGTCCTATTTAAATTAATAACAGTAGGTAATACGTCTTCTATAATTTTAAAGTATTTGATAATTCTACTATGAATAGTAGAAGGTTTATGCTGAATATATAAATTGATATATTTTTTAAGTTTTTCAGTGCAAGTGGTTGCATATTTAATACTATTCAGTTGAACCAATAACCCACGCATAGGTGTAATTTTACATAATATAGTATCAATTTGTGAGAATTTAAGTAAATGGTGTTTAAACAGACTATAATGAGCAGAATCATTATTATAAATAAACGATAAAGAAGTCAATGTAGAGTGTAAACGATTTAATGTAGTAAAAAAAGACGGTAATTCAGTATGAATAACATTATTAATTTGTTTAATCTCATTAATATTTGTTTTTAATAAATCAATAACTTCAACAAACTTTGTAATAATAGCGTCTCCCATATTTTATATATTTTATAGACAGAAAATAGTTATACTAATTAACAGTATTAAAATGCATTTTGAACTGAATATCCCATTGTTCCAGGAGTTCCAACGAAATATCAGGAAGAAGCGGATGTGCTTCCCAAAAGTATCGGCAAAATGCCCAACAAAATTCAAATGATTCACAATAAAGGGAATTATAATTTTTTGTCAAGAAATTTTGAATATTTACGGGTAGGTTATGTAAAGCGGAAGAAGGTAATACATAGGACAATTGAACATAGGGAGAAAAGGGTTGTTGTGGATAATTAGAGGAAGTAGTTTTATCATGAATAAATTCAGTATTAAAATGAGGTATATATTTGCGTAGGTCAGCAAATAGAGGTGGGTAATGATAATTGTATTTCCATTTCCAATGTGGGCAACCCTTAGAATAATATTTAAAAACCCATTCAAGCCCCTCCATATAATTGGTACAAATATCACGTATATTGTCAGATGATTGTGACCCACCGAATAGCGTTTTATAATATCGTTCATTCCAATTAGTATCACTTGGACATATATACAATTCATCACCCCGATAAACAAGAGGAATATTTTGTAAACAATCTTCTGGTGTAAGGTTAGATTGTGTATTCTTCTTATTAAAATCCCGTTTAGAACGTGTACTATATTCAATAGTTAACAATTCATGTTCTTTTTTCGCGATTTCATTAACTAATTTATTAACATATTTCCATTGAATAACATTTTGTTTGTCAATAATGAATGCATCAGGCCGGTTACCAATATGATTACGATAAACATCTAATATTACTTGAATGCCATGAGTACGTATATTCATAGCAGGAAAATGTGGTAAGAAATCATTACCCAAAAAGAAGCATAAAAAGATATAATCATAAATACGTTGTTGTGTAGAATACATACAACCCATCTCAGATAATATAGATAAAGATAAAGCTTTCATATCTAAAAAATAAGGCAGATTTTGAGAAGTAGATTTATCAATTGGAAAATAATGTTTTAAAAATTCAGGTGCTTCTCTAAAAATATAAATATTATGACAATGTTGTAAATTAAAGATGGATAACATAATAAGGTCAGAATCCAATCCATATAATGCAATATTTTCATTAAGACACTTTTGTTTCCGTAAGAAATCAAAGAGTTTATGTTCACCCTCACCTGGTGAATTAGAACCAGACACAATAATATTAGAAACATTGTATTTGTGTTCCATATTTTCAAAAGCATGTTGTACCTGTTTAGATAAGTTCGTCATAAATGTAGTCCCTGGAGTAATAACAGACGTATCCCATTGAGTATCCTGTGATTGAGATAGCAAAATTTTTGTAAGTGCAGTTCTATTTCGTCGTGTTCGTTGTTGTTCCATTTTAGCGAATGGAGCAACACCGTCAAATGCAATAAAAATATTATTAGTGGGTTTAATAATAGATAAATGATTATGTATAGATTTGATAACACTATCAATAATGAGTGTTTCATATGAGGTTTGGTCATTATGGTCATATGGTATAGTATGAACAGCATCATAAATAATAGAATTACAATCCATAAATAAGGAACCAAATTGTGTACATGATAAATCTTTGAAGCTTCGTATAATATTAGAATAATTTCTAATAATATGTGAAAAATAACTAGGAATTCCCATGATAAGTATACTACATATATACGAGGTAAAAGTTTATATGGTTTACAAAATGTAATAAAATACCAAGAAAGAATACTGAAAAAACCCCATAATCTATTATCATTATATATCATGAGCACATTTAAAAAAGTAAATAGTTTTAATGTATTAAAAATGGATATGACAGACGTTTCTGCAGCACAAAGTGTGATCCAATTTGTAACAACAAAGATAGGTTATATACGGGAGATAATTCAAAATACAATAATATCAATAAAAAACAACCATTTATTAGAAATATTTAGTGAAAATGACACAAAGTTATCAATACAAGTATTAACTGAAATATTTGAAAGAAATGAAAAATTATCAAAAGATGTAAATAAACTTCCGTTGTCAATGACAACCGATGAAATGATATGTGAATTACAACAAGTGATAGATAAATTATCAGTAATCATATGTGGGTTTGGTACAACAAATATATTGGATTTGTTATTTATAAGTTTTGGTACAAAATTTAAAAATACTACTCCAACCCGTGAAATAATAAAAGCAAAATATGATTTAATAATAAAGCATGTTCGTCCAACAGGGTATAAATTAATTCATTGGAAACCAGACTATAATTATAATAATACAGATACAACAATATGTGATGATAAACGAAGTGAGAATATAATAGAACCAATAGAAGCAATGTCATATGAGTGTTTTGATATAGATTACGAACCAAAAACATTATTTCAGTTAACAAATAGTATTCGTATAATAATTCAGCATGTTCGCGGAAAGAAAACATTAATTATAAATGGAATAATAGATGATATTCATTTGGAATGTATAAGTAATAAGTACATAGACCATCGTTTAAGTTCATTAAAAGAATCAATAGAAGAAACTACTTGTAAAAATAAAGAAATATTACGTAATATAATTGATAATTTAACATTAAAAGACTTATTAGTATATGGAAATGCTGATATAATAAAAAGTGTAATAAATACAAATGCAGCGGTTACAAAATTAACAAATACAAATATGGATAAAGTTACGCAAGAGTTTTTAGAAATGGATATATATGAACAGCGAAACATGTTGTTGTATTTATTGTATAATAACGACGATATGGATGTAGAATATATGTGTTATTTACTGTATGATTTATTAAATAGTGTATCTGGATATGATACAAATTACCAAGAAATGATATACAATAGTTTCCCATGGAAAATCAGGTGTCAAATGAAAGATATTGTGAAATATAATATAAATCGTACTCAGGAGGTATTAAATAAATATGAAGGAAAAAAAATGTCATTAGAGCAACAAATTTGTCTATTAAAAACAACAGATTCAGTCAAAGAAAAGGCAATCACAAAATTAAAGGAATTAAAGGGTCGTCCCGATGAATTCGGTATAAAGATCAAGCAATATTTGGAAGGATTAGTACGGATCCCATTTGGTATATACAAGAAGGAGCCAATATTATCTGTAATAAATGAATTAAATGCAGACTTTAAAAAGATACAGGAAAGTGTAGACAATGACCGAACAATTTCCCCCAAACAAAATTATACCTTGTTAGAAATAACGAATATGTTATCAACTATGAAAACAATGACAAAAGGTCGTCTAATTGAGTATATAATAAAAAAAACGTCAACATTAAATGTACAGGTTCTCAATGTCTTTATAAAAATGTTGTATACAGACAGTAAACAACAAAAGGAACTACTGAAACATACCAAGTCATTCAAGGTATCTACATTAACCAAATTTTATCAAGATGAAAATAGCATGTTAGATAGTATAATAACAAAAATCATAGGTGAATTAAGTGTATGCAATGCAAAGGATGTATTATATCAACAGTGGAATAGTATGTGTAAAATAAAAGAAGATATAAAGAGCTTTCATATAGATAGCAAGGTAATGGAAGATGCCTTAGAAAATTCTATATATAGTCACAATCATGCAAAGAAACAAATAATGAAGATAATAGGACAATGGATGAATGGAAAACAATCAGGATATTGTTTTGGATTTGAAGGTTCTCCAGGAATAGGTAAAACAAGTATTGCTAAGAAAGGATTAACAAAATGTTTAATAGATGTAAATGGTGAATCTCGTCCATTTGCATTTATAGCGATGGGTGGTTCAAGTAGTGGTTCAACGTTGGAAGGTCATGGATATACATATGTAAACTCAACTTGGGGTCGTATAGTAGATATTTTGATGGATACCAAATGTATGAATCCAATAATATACATAGATGAGTTAGATAAGGTGAGTAATACAGAAAATGGAAAAGAAATAATAGGAATATTGACCCATTTGATAGACCCGACCCAGAATGAATCATTCCAAGACAAATATTTTACGGGGATAGATATAGACATATCAAATGTGTTATTTATTTTTTCATATAATGATGCAGAACGAATAGACAAAATACTATTAGACCGTATTCATCGTATCAAGTTTGAGAACCTAACTGTAGATGATAAAATGGTAATAGTGAGAAAGTATATATTACCAGACATAAATGAAAAAATGGGTTTTGATGAAACAGTATTAATGAGTGATGAGATAATAGAACATATAATAAATTATTATACGTGTGAACCAGGTGTTCGTAAGTTGAAAGAAATAATATTTGATTTATTTGGAGAAATCAACTTAGAGTTACTACAGACAGCAGAGTTAACAGATACTGAGATACCAGTTGTGATAACAGTTGATAATATAGAGAATAAATATTTAACGAAATATAAAAAGATAAGTGAGAAAAAAATCAATCAAGAACCGAAAATAGGAATAATAAATGGATTATGGGCAAATCTACTGGGAATGGGTGGTATAATTCCAGTACAAACTTCATTTTTCCCATCTTCTGTATTTTTAGATTTAAAATTAACAGGATTACAAGGTGATGTAATGAAAGAGAGTATGAGTGTAGCAAAAACGCTTGCATGGAGTTTGACAGATGATACAATAAAGCAAGAATTATTAAAATATTTTGAATTAACAAAATGCCAAGGGCTCCATATACATTGTCCCGATGGGAGTATATCAAAGGATGGTCCATCCGCTGGTGCTGCAATAACAACTGCAATCTATAGTTTATTAAATAAAAAACCCATAAAAAATGACATTGCTATAACGGGTGAAATAAATTTAAGTGGTGAGATAACCGCGATAGGAGGTTTAGATATAAAAATAAGTAATGGAATCCGCGCAGGTGTAAAAACATTTCTGTATCCTAAGGAAAACAATCGTGAGTTTGTAGAATGGAAAAACATCTATAAAAAGGAACATCCTGACATAACGTTTATTGAGATATCAACAATAGAACAAGTATTCACTCATGTTTTTACAAATGATAATATCACAGTATAATATAAAATTTAGTAAAAATGATTTCTATTAATAATTTTCGTGAAGTCCTATATATTTTTGCACCATTCATAATTGTATGTTATTTTCTACTATTGTCAATATTTAATACTGATATGAAAGGTATAATATATTTGATAGGATTAGTAATATCGTGTATATCAACTATATTTATAGGAAATGGGATAGTTGGAAAATTCAACAATAAAGACAAAGAATCATTATGTAATATAATAACAATAAATCATATTTCTGAGTTTTCAAATATACCAATTAGTTTAACTATATATTGTTTTACTTTGGCATATTTAACATTTACAATGTTATCGTTAACCCCCATATTTATAATACGTGCAATGATTCCAATATTATTCCTTGTTGTATTAATTGGTATGGATATTTTATGGATATCAGGAAAGAAATGTTTTGGTATAGAACAAATAAGTACAGCAGTAGGATTATCAACACTATTTGGTGTTGGATGGGGATATATAATCAATAGTATAAACAACAAGAGTTTACAATATTATACAAGTGAAGACAATACTTGTACCATGCCAAAGAGAAGGATGTTTAAGGTAAATAAACTGTATAAGAATAAACAAGACGTAGATGAACTATATGGTAAGAAATAAGAAACTATACGAGCGAAATTAAATATGATATTTATAATTATATAATTGTAATATTAATATATACAATTATATATAAGAATAATGGAATTAAACATACAGACATTTTTATACATATTTTTGCATTTATGTCCATTTATATTAGTTTGTTTTTTTACTATTTCATCCATATTTGGTAATGACATAAAAGGAATTGTATATTTAGTTGGATTATTAATAAGTATTGGTCTCATAATAATGAGTGATTCAATATTTCTGAAACTTGGTGATAGTTGGTTTAACGATAAACAAAATGCTATGTGTAACCTTTTTACATTTGGTCAAAGTAGTTTATCAAGTTTATCAATTGGACAAATGATAATCGGGTTTTCATTTTCCTATTTGGTTTATACAATGAATGTTGTAAATGAAAAGCCGGATTTCGCATCAAACTGGCCAACAATTGTTTTCTTTTCGCTATTAGTAATAGCTGAATTAGGAATAAATACAAATATAATGACATTTATAAAGACATATTTGGCGAAGATAATAGTAGGAGGCATATGCCTGATTATATTGGCAATTATCATTTATGCATTATACGCTGCATTTTCAATGGATAGTGTAGGTCAATATATTATAGATCATATGTATTTAGTAGTTACGAATATTCTAATTACAGGATATCTGGTATACCAATTCTTTACAGCTGATACCATTACTAAATTAATACAAAAAATATCAAAAATAAAAGAACAACCCGAAGAGAAAGGGCCGGTTCAATCGGGTGGAGGAATGGAAGATTATTGTTATGAATGGCATACCAGTATATTAACCTATCTTATAGCGGGAGGACTTGGTGTAGGATGGGCAACAATCGTTTCTGCATTTGAAACTCCCCGATTACAATATTTTAATAAGGGAGAAACCAGTGATTCATGTGGTAAAGTAAAAAATGACCAATTTGCATGTAAGGTATATAAAAACGGTGATCCAAATAAAGCGGCAATCACGGATGATTCACAATGTCCATTAAATGGTGCAAACAACAGATTATTAGAAGGGATTTATACAAAATCTGGATTTAATACAGGTACATATACGAATATTAGCCAAGCGAATTCTCTCGCATCAGGTGGAACAGATGCAACATTTAATGTTACAATCAACGCTACCGGCGAAATATCAGGTATAGAGGTTGTTAGGAATGGTAAAAATTATAAAAAAGGTGATGAAATCATGATTAGTGGGTCTGTCCTGGGTCCATCAACCAAAGACCTTCATATTAAAATACAATCTAACCGATTACTTGATTGTAGTGAAAAATCTTGATTACAATGAAAGTAGCATAAAATTATAATAATGAATACTTATTATAATTTAGATATACGCATATTAAATTTCAAAAATATGAATATTTTCTTGTAACCATTTTTGAATATTTGCAGCGGACCGTTTGCGATGCATACCATCGGCAATCATTCGTACAGAATGATGTTCCATTTTAAAATAATACAAAAAATGTTTAGTAATATTAATAAGATTTGCATTTTTATATTTTGCAATCAAATCATTATATGAAAACTGGGGTTTATGTTTACGTTCATTGACATTATTATGAAAAACAAATAAAAAATTAACCAAATCGTCCTTGCATTTAATAGTATTTGTATTCATACCTTGTATATATCGCGTAGCATGTTCTGAACATGATGGACAGGGTAAATTATTGCAAACATTAGTAATAATTTGGAGAAGTTGTGTTTTATGTTCTTCAAAACATTCTGTCTTTATTTTAGCTGCAATTGTATGAAAGAAATACCAAGTAGGAGCTCCCCATAACATTGTATCTTTTTTTTGATTGATTGGAGTTACAGTTTGTTGTATATTTTGACGTGGTTTAGGCTTTGGTTGTTGAATAATATTCATTGATATATTAGCTCTGGTTGTAGATTGCACCGGTATATTCGTAGATTTTAATATACTTCGTGAATTTGTAAAATGCATTTAACTATTATAATAGATAAATATAAAAAATATATCACAATACATCATATATGTCATCAAAACAGGATCTAATAAATACAATAAAAAGTTGGGTAAAACTTGATAATGAAATACGTTCGTTAAAAAAAGAACAAAATACAAGAAATACTGAAAAAAAGGAGTTATCAAAACTGCTCATAGAGATTATGAAAACGAATGAAATAGATTGTGTAGATATTAAAGATGGACAATTATGTTATTTACAACAAAATGTAAAAAAGCCAATAACAAAAAAGAATTTATTATCTATTTTATCTAAATATTATAAAGGAGACATAGAAAAAGCTACAAATATTACAGAATATATTTCAACAAATCGTGAAGAGGTAGTGCGGGAGACAATAACCCGTAAAATTAAAGAATAATATAATTAAACCAATCCAAACTCGGGTATTGTGATATTTCCCCCAACATTTACATATTTTGCGATAATTTTAGGATTCTCAACCGAGTTCATGATATCCTCAGTGTTATACACATTTTTATTATGGTCAATATAGTAAACGATACCCATGATTTCCTTTGCAAATACGTCTACAGATTTAGTAGATTCTGTTTTTTCTGTTTCTCCATCAACATGTACAGCACCATGTGGTGTCCCTTTAGAATGTGTTCCACAATATTCACACCCGATTTTACGGCGTCGTGTACATTGTTCATTATTCGCCCGTAATGCATTACATCGGTTTGTTACTGGAATTGCATTTTTTATACGTTTTCTTTTAATAAAATCGTCCTTTACCAATAATAGTCGTTCAAAATCGTATACATATTGTAACAATTCACTTCTATCTTCATTCGCAATAGACATTTTCTCATTAATTTTTTCACATATTTTTGTTTTTAAATCACCAATATAGGTTTCAATTTTAGTATTAATACGTCGCTCCATGATATATAATAATATATTATGAAATTATTATAAATCAATTTTTTAAATTATAAATTCTCCAATGACTTAAACAGATTCGGTTAATTCAACAACCGCATCTGTAGACGCGATGGACTCTGTTTTATCAGTATAAATATCAGTAATTTCTTTAATTTCACACACTTTATCTGGGTCAACATCGTTATATTGGATGCGTCTTGTTAAATAAGCAGATAAGAATATGTTCTTGTCGGTAGCAGTGGTAGTTTGTGTATCATTCAACTTCAATGCCATAAATAAACCATTTGTAATAAATACTGTTAATGTTTTATTGTCCAAGTAATTTTCAAAGACAACAAACCCACTTAATATCATATTGATTAAGTATCCAATCATAGCGAGTTGTCCACTTCTTGCATAATACTTGTCCCAAAACCAAATGCAGTTTCTTTTTTCTTCGGGTAAACGAACTAATGCTTCACCAACAGCGTCATTATCTCTGGGTAATTCAGGATTTATATGCAAATAATCAATCATTTTTGTTTCACGTCTTATTTCTGCAAAATACATATGTAAAAATAGGACGAAGACAATAACATTAAATGAGAATGCACTATCTTTCATATCATCACCGGTGCTAACAGCATCACTCATTCCACAAATATGATCTCCACATTTTTGTGGTACAAAAACAACCAAAAAAGAACCCATTAAAGCTCTGTAAAATTCTGTAATAAAAGCAATATACATACCTATTTTTTGTTTGAAATCTTGGTCACTCACTGTTTCCTTTAAAGATTCTATGCATGTAAGTTTCTTTACTTCTTCGGCTTTTTCTTTAGGAGAATCAATCATTTTAGAGCTTTCGGTACTTTCTGTATTCATTACAGGTTATATATTCAAATCATATTTTTTTTTGAATATATACAAATTTTACTAAATAGCTTTTTGTATCTTTATATATAAATGTCAACACGAAAAAATAATAAATCACCTTACTATAAATCTCCAAAAAACACTTCTTCAGGAAAAGATACTTTTGTAGCTTTATTATCCCCTACTTATCCACGTAATAAAAATAAAACAGACGAGTTAGATATAAAAATTAGAACTCTAACAAATTATTTCAGGAATAAAGAACAAGATGGTATTAATGCTACTTGGAAGGAGGTAACCCCTGTAAAACGAAGTTCAACTGTAAGCAAAAATTTAAATAATTTAAAAGGTGGACGAAAACAAAAGGGTACTAAGAAAAAGAGACGTAATAAAACTAAAAAAAGGGTAATAAAAAATCAACGTAAGTGATAATATAAACATGGTTTTTAATAAAAAAATATTTATATACTTTTTATTAAAGTTTGTAATTAAAACATTTTATGTAATTTAGTAAATACTTCAGCCGCAACAATACATACTTCACGTAGATTTTGTGCAACCAAATTTTTGTCAGTGGTTTGAGCATATGCTACACGTATAATACTATCAGTATCGTGGGGGTGAACTTTTTTAAATCCACAAAAGGTCAATAACTTCTGGTCTATAAAGAATTTCTCATATAAAATATACTCAAGAACTTTACCAATTGTATAGTCTTCATTTTCAAGTACAATATCATATGAAAAGTCCATATTTGTTTCACTTAACTTTATCATTACCATATCAGAATCAATTGAGTTAACCAAATCTGTTAATTTTTTATGTAAAACTTCACACGCCTTTTTAACAATATCTTTGTTTTCATAAACACCTACTGATTGAATTATATAATCAAAACTATCTTCTTTATAATATCGTTGTGCATCCAATAAATAGAAGTTGCGTTTCTGTATTTCTAATTCATCTGCAGTCAATCCATCTGCTCTTATTTTATTTTCATGTTCTTCCCAAACTGTTTTAGCTTTTACCGAATCAACTGTATTTCCATAAGAACATGTAGATACTACATTAAACATACTATTTTCATTTGCACTATTGATCGAAAATTCCGCGGACAATTTCAGTTTTTCGCCTGGAATTGTATTTCCAATCTTTGGACGTAATCTTGCAAAATCAATATACATGTTTGTACGTGAACAGGGAGGGAATATCTTCATAGTTTCGTTTCTTGTCAAATAATTGTCTGTATTTTTATTGCGAATACGGAAATCTTCAGTAGTAACATATTTCATAGTATCGGTATCATTCTCTACATCTATATCTAATACATAATTCTCTGGCAATATTTCCAAATCAGTCATGTGAATAGGAATACAACTTAATCTATGTTTTAAAATTTCATTGTGTAATCGGGTTGTATTTGTATAAATAATACATTGTTTATCTTGATATACCTCTGTATGGAATACTGTTGTCGGTATATCATTAATAATGGTACGACGTAGTGCATTTGCTAAACTTACATTTATATTACTAAGTGTAAATTTAAATGTAGTTTCGTCGTTTATGATATTTGAAAGAGAAGGGTCCATTATTTATATAAAAGGTTATATATTTATATACATTATAAACATATAAATCTCTATCAATTTTTTAAGCATTATCTAAAATATACCTCTCAATAAACTGAGTTCTTTCTTCTACAGTCAATAAACCGAAAATAAAATGTATTTTACGAGAGAGTGATAAATCTATTCGTGATGTTATAAATGGAATCATTTCGTTCATTAATTCTATGTTGTCTAATTGCTGATTTGCATAATAACGGCTCCATATTGTAAAACATAGAGGTAAATCATCTATAGAAATATTATTTACTTCATCTGGATTATCATGCACAATATAAAATAGAATTTCTTCAATTTGACAAAATTGTTTCAAATCATGTAATAAAATATTATTATTATACTGTGTACCATATACATTATCTAAAATATTCTTATCTATACGATAAGTACGAATATCTCGTAATAATTCTTTATTCTGCAATTCATATGTATATGGAATAATACACCATAAGCGTAATTCCAATGGTAAATTATGTATTCGCTTTGTTAATGTATTCATCTATATAATATCTACTGAAGACTTTATTTACATTTATAATATTATGTAAATGTAAATAATATTTATATTTCTTATACAATCCAACGACGTTCACCGTCTTTTTTATTGAACGTATAATATCTCCCTGGATAAGTGTTTGATTCAACTATTGTAATATGGTTGTTTTCACGCGCCAAATTTTCTGCTTCGGTTCTACTTATTGTTGTAGGTGTATTAACTACTGTAGCTGGTGGCATAGTAGTTGCACGTTCTGCTGATATCATGGAGGTAGGTCCATCACCGGCTGCTGGTGGCATAGTAGTTGCACGCATTTTTGATGCAGGTGGTTGTGGTAACATTTCGGTAGTGTCTGCTTTTCGTTTTTCTGTAAGTGTTTTTGTTCGTAAAGCTTCCTCGGTAGCTTTTTTCGCGCGGGAACGCTTTCTTAATGCCTCTCTGGATTGCTTTTTTCTATCTTCCACTTCTGTTTCTCTTTTTCGCATTTCTTCAGCAGCTGCAAATTTTCTTTTTTCATTTTCTTCAGCATCTCTTATTAACTTTTGCTCTTCCTCTTCCTCTTTTTTTTTCTCATCCTCTTTTTTTTTCTCATCCTTTTTGAATTCATCACTTTTCTGGTATTCGTCTTTGTCTGCTTCAATCCATGCATCATTCCATTCATCAATCATATACATTTCGTCAGAATATGAAAAATCACCATAACCCTCATCATATGTTTCACTATATCTATCATCAACACAACGAGGTACTAACCAATCTTCTATCAAAATATCAGTTAACTTTCTACCCGAATCAGGGTTTTTTTTGTTTTCTTCTACTGCATCTTTTTTTGCTTTTCTCCACCCTTCATTCCAACTATCTCTAATATACTCTTCTACATAACGTATACGTTGTTCCTTTGCTTCTTGAAATTTTACAAAAGGGTCCTCTCCATATATGGCAGTTTCCAAATGATCCAATTCATAACTTTCTTCTGGTTTCCATAATGCGTGAGCGTCATTAATTTTTTCAAGAAGGAAAGCATAACCAACATCGTCGGACTCATCTCGTACTTTTTCTAGTTTATCAATGATTATTTCAAACTTCTCATCACGTATTTTCTTCATTGCATCATAATTATCTAATTCAACTTGAATCCGTTTATTTATTTCTCTAAATATCGTATCTTCTACTGCTTTTGGCAATACTGGAATGAGTGATGGAGCTTTGGCTAAGGATTTTTTCTTCTTTAATCTGTCTTCTCTTGTATCTGTCTTCATTCCCTTAAGTTTTTTAATAGCCGCGTGTGGTTTATCTTTATTGTAAAAAGATTTCATTACTCTACGAACATATTTATCATCTTCCTTCTTTAATTCCTCTGTATATTCTTTTGGTGAAGGTAAATCTTCTGGTATTTCGTATTCAGTGGGGTCTTTATAAGGGGACTCTGGTGATGGTGATGGTGTTTTTTTCGTTTTTGCTCCACCTTTGCGTGACCTATTCTTAGAGCGTTTTGCCGTACCAGATTTCTTCTTTTGAGTATTCTTTAAAGATTTCTTTTTTAAGGTCTTCGTTGAAGATTTAAAAGGCATATTATATAGTATCTATAGATTTGTATTTTGTTATATTCTGCGAACTGCTAAATAAAGTCATTATATTATGGTGTAATATAATGGCACTAAAATATGAAAAAATTATTGGTGTACAAACATCATGGCAACTACAACGAAAAATAGTATAACTGGTAACAATAAAATCAACCAAGCGATACTGGAAGCTCCCGCTCTACACATCAAGTTCAATATCCAAGTCCAAAATAGAATATAAACAATATTAATGACAAAAATAGCGGTAACACTGGTTACATCACATTCATATGCACCTAAACAGAATACATTCACATTATTCAAATTTTGAATATACATTACAATTAATAGTATCATAGAAATCACCAAGTACACA